TCATGGCAAATAGTCCGCGGGCATTCAGCCGATTGATCTCGGCCAGAGCCGCGTTGCGCTCCGCCACCAGGTCGTGGATGTCGTTCCCTGTCTCGTTGCGCTTGGCAATCGCTATCGCTGCGGTGGCCAGCGCCGCATCCCGCTCGCCGGCAAGCCGCTCCCACTGCTCGGCATTCTGCTCATTGCGATCTTTGAGCCGGCCCTGGCAGATTGTCAACAGGTTTCGCGTATCGGCTCGATCAGCGATCGCCTTCGCCAGATCGATGCGCAAGAGTTCGATCAAATCGAGCAGGAATTTCCGGGTCTTGCCTCTAAACTCTTCCACGATGTCGTTCAAATCTTCACTCCCTGGCTCAGACGGTAACTGCGAATGATGTGGATCTCTTCCTCTTCAGTTGGAGGGTTCTTGATACAAGGTGGACAGGTTGGCGGTTGTCCTTTGGCGTGGATGAAGGGGCGGCCGCAACTCTCGCAATATTTCAGTTCAACAGGGATGCGAACAATCACTCCGCCACCTCTTTCCTATCTTCCTCAGCAACATCTTCCTTCGCCCCAGCATTGATCTCCGCAGCCTCAATTTCTTCTGGCGCTGGCGGCTCTGGCAGCATCTCCTCACGGGCTTCCGCGATGTCCTCGTCGGGAATCGTCAGGAACCGATTGGTTATCTTGCCGCTCTTGACCAGCTCCTGCATGGCAGTCGCGCGCTTGATGAGCCCATCCTCGACGGCCTTGCCGATGGTCGCTCCATCCTTCGCCGCGATCTCCGCTTTGTCGCCCTCTTCGAGCAGCCACAGCGGCTTGAAGTTCACGCCGAACCCTTCGCCCAGCTTGATGCCCAGTGACTGCGCTAGCAGCCGGTAAGTGAGCGTCACGGCCATCTTGTAATGCCTAACCTGCAGATTGTTGATATTCTCATAGTAGGTCTTGATGTCCGACTCGCCTGTCGAGTTCAAGCCCACCGGTGACTGGCCGAATAGCCGCACCAGCGGTATCTGGAAGCCGCCCGAGATTTGCTGCCCCAGGTGGATGAGGATCTCTGCCAGCCCAGCGAAGGCGCCATGCTGCATCGCCTCCATCTTGTCCTTGCTATCGATCAGCGTGATGCCTTCGATCGACTGGAAGCGAGCCATCATAGAGATTGCCGCCACGAGTCCTTCAAGCGCCTTGCCGCCCATCGCTACCAGTTCGCGGAAACCCTCAAGCGAATATACCCGCAGCCATGACTTGTACACGAGCTGCGCGGCGCCGGCCGTAGCAGAGTCGAATGCGACCAGGCGATCATAGATGCGCTCGAGGATCGACTGGCTCCACATGTTCTCTGCGACCGTCTGCCAGTAGGGGAGCTTGTTACCCTCGGCACGGATGACGCGCGTGTAGTGGATCTTCACGCCGCGGAGTCCCGGTGCCTGCGCTGTCACGAAGTAGTATTTCGGCTGGCCAATGAACGGGCCCTCTTCCGTGACCAGATCCTCGATCGACGGCTGTACCATCCACCGGTCCAGCACGATCAGGCCCTTATACTGCCCCTTACTGACCGAGTCGACGCGCAGTGGAGTCGTGTAATTCTGGCCACGAACCATGTGGACAGCGATTGACCCGCCGTAGAGCCGGCCCCACGCGGAATTATCCCGTAAGCTCCCCCAGATATTGAGCGAGGTCGCTTCCTCTTCAATCTGTTCTATTTCCTTCGCCTTGAGGTCGCCCAGGATGTCCACACCAGCGCGCGTCATATCGTCGGGAATCAGGTCGACCGCCAGCCCAGCGATCCAGCTTCCCCGGTGCATCCACTCCAGCAAGGTGTGGTCTCGGGTGATCGGGTTGAATCCGTACGTCCCGGCCGTGCTGAGGTTGTCAGTGCCGATCCCCAGCTTGGCCGCGAAGTTCTGGAAGCTGTCGAAGGTCGGTGCGCCACCATTCTTCTTGGCCGAGGCGTCAAGCTCGCGGACAGCTCCTTGCAGCATTCCTTTGTTGGCTTTAGCTGATGCTGAGACTCGCTTCGCTTCTTCCGTCACCCCTATCCTGCGGGCTGTAAGCGCGGATACTTTAGGCTCTTTGGCGGTGGTAGCAGGCACGGCTCGGCTCATGCAAAGAATTATATTGCACAATGCAAGGGGCTTCCGCTAAAAGCACATTTTTACTTTTCCGGATTCCGGAAAAGCTACCGAGGCTCAGCGAGTCGAGCCCAGATGCTGGCGGCTCCACGGCGCTGGATGAACTTGGCGAGCGCGTAGCGTACGGCGTCGACACAATGATTGTACTTGTCGATGATGATCGGCAGTATCTCGCCGGTCACCCGGTCCACCTTGTACGAGTAGAGTTTGAACTCCTCCAGCGTGTGAACGCAGCGCGGGTGGATGTGGATCATCTTGAATCCGCGGAGGTGCGTGATTCCATCCTCGACTGAGCCATCCCACTTCTCTGCCCCGCTGATGTTGTACTCGCCCATTGTGCGGACGTAGCTGATCGTCTCCGGTCGCGAACAGTCACCATAGATGGGCCACTGCTTCGAGCTGGAAATCTTCTCGAACAGGCCCGGCTTCGAGTTGGGATCGCTCGGCACCTGGCACAGCGCCAGCGCCTTACTCCCCGGCGTCACAGCGAAGTCCACGCCGGTGCCCCACGCTTCGTTATCGATCCACAGTTCTGCGTCCTGCCCAGACCCGGTGATGTAGCAGCGAATCAGTACCGTGGGATCCTGCGAGAATCCCCAGTCGGCACCATGGTAGAACGTCGTGTCCGCCTGCGCGGTGAATGGGAAGCTGTCGTACTTGTGCCGGAAGATGGTCGCCTCAGCGTGCTTGCGCAGCTCGCCATCCCATACATGCTCGGCGGCCTCAGCGTCAGTGGCGAACAAATGATTCTTGTCGGCGAGCATCTCGCGAGACATCCACACATTGTCGCGCCAGTTCGTCACAATCTCCACAAAGTCCTGCTCTGGCGGTGGATGGACGTGGAACTTCTGATAGGTCGCATCGTCGAGCAGATCGGGGTTGTAGACCACCCATATCTCAGAGCCAGCCTTGCGGATCGTCGGCGTGAGGATCTCCCACGTCGTCTTGCTGATACCCTCCGCCTCTTCTACCAGGCAGATATCCGCGCCTTCGAGCGACTTGATCTTGGTGCGGTTCTGCTTCAACGCTAGGTCACCGAGCCCGAGGAAGATGAACTCGCTGCCATTGGTTGCGCGGATGCTACTCTTCGTGATGGCGAACCATGGCTTCAGCCCCATAAGATCGATCTGGTCGACCAGCAGCTTGTGGACCGAGTCAGCGATGTTGACCTGCCACTCGCGGGCCGCGATGATGCGCTTCCGGCTCATCAGCGAGATCGCGACAAGGGCGCGCGCCACACCCCAGGACTTCAATCCGCCGCGTCCGCCCCTTAGCACCTTGAACCGCTTGGGGATGAACAGATCGGAGAACTTCTCGTGGAACTGGATATTGTGCTCGCCGGGCATCGGCAAGCTGAACCCGCCGAACTTGGCGAACAGACACTCCGCCGCGTCTGAGGATGCGGTGTCCTCGTCTTCCGTTGGTAGCGGAAGCATCATGCCTCCGTAAGCCGCGAAGGGATTGAATGGTGGTGCTGGTGGCGTAAGCTCTACTGATTTGGGATTCATATACATTCCTGTATACAATTCTGTCTTTCGGCAAGGCTCTCCCCGAGCCTCAAAATGTTCAGGGCGGCGTTGTGATCGCGCCCGAGAACCAGGCCGCAAGCCACCACGCTGAATTCATGGACTACTTTCGGCGGATCGTCACACGTCACCAGCCCGCGGCTGACTACCCACACGCGAGTCTTCAGCTGTCCGCCCATCGCAGTAACGAACCGACTGCGCAGCCATATCCTCAGTTTCAGTATCACCGGACCGCCAACTTTCCTTCAATCACCTTCTTCGCCTCGCTGAACTGCACCACCAACCGGCTCGCCCGAGCAAACTCCGCGACCGTGCTCTCATCAAACGGCACATACTCAAAGCTGAAATTCAGCGCATTCATCAGGTTCTTCTGCTTCGCCAGCTCGTGCTCGACCCAGAACAGATCACGCTCCATCGTCTCACGGCTGCCCTGTATCAGCGTGCCAGGCGGCAGGCTGGCCTTCGGTACGAGAATACTGCCCTGTTTCGCCATTGGTCTCCATTTCTGCGTTTCCAGAATCTGGAAATGAGAAAACCTCTGTTTACAACTATTTGACTATTTCACTTTCGTTGGTTCGGGCGTCTTGGCTGGCGCGGGCGTGGCAACACACTCTGGATTGCCGAAT